GCCTGACCCGTGGTGGTTGCAGTTTGACTTGTGGATCGCCAACGTAGATATCAGCAAACCCTGGATCCCGAAGCCGTGGACAACCTATAAATTCTGGCAGTGGACATGGCACGGTGACGGCATCACCCTGGGTGGCGAGGCGAAGGATATGGATCTGAATGTTTTCAACGGAACGAAGCAGGATTTGGATACCTATTGCAAGGGGTATACGCCCGAACCGATCATAGCTTGCCCTTACTGTGGCCATCTACTCGGACCAGGCTGGTCATACACCAAACCATAAACACAGGAGTTTATCATGGCACGCACACAAAAAAATATCACTGACCGACAACAGGCGGAGAAAGATTTTATCTCTGTCCAGCGTCAGGCATTGGCCGATAAAAAAGATGTCCTGGAAGCAATAGATAGCAGGATGAGCAAACTTGGGACAGACCACGACCTGTTGATAAGTATCAATACCATGATGACCGATCATATCGAGGACATCAAGAAACTAAATACCGCAATGTTTGGGGAAGATGGAACAGATGGGATAGCTGGATGGGTGCGGGAATTGAGGACAAAATTCATCTATATTCTAATAGTCGGCAGCGGGATCATCAGCGTATTGGCATGGCTGGTCGTTCTGCACGTAAAGATATAGGGAGAACCCCATGCAAAGAGCGATCATAGCAATATGTAGCGACCTGCACGGCGGCCATCGTCATGGCCTATTGAACCCAAATACTGTACTGGAAGAAACGAACGAAAAAGGCGAAGTTATAGGCGATTATCATCCCGAGATGACGCCCATTCAGAAGTACCTATGGGAAGTGTACGTCAAGGGTATTGCAGAGATAAAACGCATTGCCAGCAGCGACCCGCTGTATGTTGTCCTGAATGGGGATCTGACCGCCGGGAATAAGTACCCCCAACTGTTGGTTTCCGATCGCATTGCGGACCAGTTCGTGATCGCTGCAGCCAACTGTGATCCATGGTTCGAGCTTCCAAACGTACCCAAAGCGGTACGCATCATCAAAGGGACCGGGGCGCACGTGTTCAACCAGGGAACGAGCGAGATCGTGGTGAATACCCTTTTAAACGCAAAATACCCGGATGTTTCTACCAAAGTGATGGACCACGGACTGTTCAACTTCGGCGGAGTGGAAATAGACATATCGCATCATGGGCCGGTAGCAGGTTCCCGCCAATGGCTGAAAGGCAATGAAGCCCGGTATTATTTACGATCAGCCATGATGGAAGAGATAGTTGCCGGGAAGGTTCCACCTCGCATCTACTTCCGGGGTCATTACCACGAAAGCGTTGAGGAGACATTAATTATAAAAGCCAATGGCAGTAGGTATAAAAGTACATTGATCATAACGCCCAGCTTCGCTTTTATTGATTCGCACGCAAGGCAAATGACCAAAAGTCCATCCAGGATAACACATGGGATGACGGCCATTGAAATAGTTGATGGTGAATTACTGCGAGTGATTCCTCTTGAAAGAACAATAGACATCAGATCGCACGAGTCTTTTGAGTAAGTAAGGAATATTGAACTATGTTAAGCGAATTACAGCGCAGAGAACATGCTCGGTTAGCCACAAAGAGGTATAGAGAAGCTCACAAAGAAGAGACTGCTGCATACCATGCTGAATATGCTCGAACCCACAGAGAGGAGAGTAATGCAAAGTGCAGGAAATATCACGCTAAACACAAAGAGCAGGATATGGCCCGTAATAAAAAATGGAGACAAGAACATCCAACCTATGCCTCTGAAGTAGCAAGAATCAAGCGCTCCGGGATCAATGCGGAAGAATATAATAATTGGCTAGATAAACAGGGCGGGAGATGTGCGATTTGCGGAGAAGAGCCACCAGATAGTAGGGGATTGGCGGTAGACCATGATCATAAAACAGGAAAAATTAGAGGTTTGTTGTGTTATCGCTGCAATTTGGGTTTGGGTAATTTTAGAGACGATACCAGTCTTATACAAAGTGCGATGATTTACCTAATAAAGGAGAAAATCCAATGAAAACAACTGATTATCTACCCGAATTTATGGAAGCGTTCAAGGCTAAATTAGAAGCCGACGAAGTTCGCTGGGGTGATACTTGGCTAAAGCGCACTCGCGAGGGACAGGAAGAGAGAACCATAAAGTCAACAAACGACCGTTTTGATAAATATCTCAATGGTGGGCAGCCCTTCGATAATTTGTCAATTATTGGTGATTGTTACATCAATTGGATACGTGAACAACACCCAGAAATCTGGACAAAATGAACGACAATGATATTGCATCTGCCTATCTGGACAGCCTGGATGAAGAGCTGGCGGCGGCGGGTCTCTCCCCGGTCTCCATGCGTCCGGTCGGTTTTGGTTTCACTATGAGGGAATATGTTGACCGACATAATTGCGGTGAGACCTCTGCCCGGCTTGTCGTGGAAAAAGCCATTAAAAAGGGATTATTGGTTGTCCATAAGATGAGTGATGGGATTTCGGGCGCATGTCCCAATGTTTACTGTCGACCGTCCGAATGGCCTCCCAGGGAGTGATTAATTCGCGCTACTATCATGCCACGAATGGCATATTATCGTAGTCAAAGTTGGCGAGCGGCGTGGATAGGACACGCGCAGAAGACAATAATGTTCCGCGAATGAGTGGGTCGGAGCTTTCCCATAGTAACGGAGGTTGCTGGTCAATCCAGCCTCGCCATCTCCACTTTTGTGTATCACTTGTGATATATGGTGTCGGTTATATAACAGATTTGGGTATTTTGTGACATATAACATAGGTCACGCGACCTACATTATTTCCAGCAAACGCTGAAACGTCACTGGGAATGAAAACTTATTATCAATATATTTCAGTAGGATTGTAAACATATAGGAGTGGAATTGTAAATATGATCTACATCGTGCTATACGTCGATGGTGACATTCAACTGATGCCGGTCCGGCTGGAGCATCTGCCGGGTTATCTGCGCGACCTGTATACCCCATTCGAGGGCAAGACGCTCATTTGGAACCACGGAGAGATCCAGGAGTATGCGCCATGATCTATGACCGCTGCCCCACTTGCTCAAGCGATTGCACAGGCTTACCCGACCATCACGGGAGATATGGGTGCATTTACTGTCAATGCCGCAAACAACCCCACGAAATCAAAGTGAGGCCTCCCGGATGATAATAACCTGGAAAATTATTACCATTAATGGCATATTTTGATAACAAAAGCTCCCTTTTCAGGGAGTATTTGCAGGGTATAATCAAAAGAGTGTTGAAGTCTCTTTGGGGAGGATGTGTAACGGTCTACTTCCAGCGCAATTCCACCCTGTTTTCGTACACAACAATATCCGTCAGAACTGCCCTTAAAAGATGATTCACGTCCTGCCGATCTGCGTTCTCCAGGTAGGCCGGAACATGCTGGATATTCTCTTGCAAGTAGTATATGGCTTGCGCTCGCGCCTCTGCGTCTTTGGATGCCCGTTCCTCACCATCCAGACGATGTGCCAGGTCTGCGATATAACTATCCAGTGGTGCGGTCCGTCTGAGGAACTCCTCAATGCTGAACGCACCGGCAGCATAGCCATCCCCGATCCGGGAACGTTGCTCTTTCAGGTCCAGTAACTCTGACCGAAGAGGGCTTTCACTCGTGGTGAAAACTTTTTCCTTCGGGTCCAGCCGCATGAGATCGTTGATGATCGTCTGCCCTACCAGACGCAACGCGTCCGAGTCCCGGATGCTGACATGTTCCTCCCGGCTAGAGCAGCGCCACACCAGGTTGGCTGGCGACACAGACGAATTATAGAATACCCAGAGTCGTTGTTGGCAAACTCCACAGGTAAGGATGCTAGTCAGTCGTTGTGTGACGCGCCCGCGGTACGAATGCCCCCGGGAATGGAACTCTGACAGGATGGCATGGTAGGTGTATTCGTCCCACAATGGTTCATGCTTCCCTTTCCCAATAACGTATTTCTCCGGTGGGATGGAGCGGTTCTTGTGGGTCCGGCCAGACCGGGGATCCAGTTCGGAGTGGGTAACTCCCCAACGCAACGTGCCGGAGTAGAACGGGTTGGTCAGGATCGACTTGACCGTCTGCGGATACCATTTCCCGGACTTCGGTGCGATACCAGTCATATTCAATAATTCTGCTATCTGGGTGGTGGATTTCCCAGCCAGGAGTAGGTCCTTCGCCTGGAGTACGAGCTGCGCCCTATCCCGATCGATAGTGGGTGGCATCTTACTGGTCGCTCCTCGGACGTAACCGAATGGGACGTGGCCACCGGCTGGTAGTCCGCGCTGTGTTACCCGCCGTGGCATTGCTTCCATGTACTTCCTACGAAGATCGTTATTCTGGAGAGTGGAGGTGAATTTGCTCATTACCTGGACGATGGCTGAAATGTCGGAGGTGTAGGGGCTATATTTCTCCGGCTGTATCGGCTCGACCCACTGGCTGACGCTGGCGATCTGGACCCGATAATGGGATAACGACTTTGATACCATGTCCAGCAGGTCACGGAATCGGTTGAAATCCCAGATAATCAATACATCATATTTTCCCGCCTGGGCATCCTCCAGCATGGCATGGAGTTCCGGGATCTCTGTTTCGGCATCACGAAGATTCACCCACCGCTGGCGGCTTTCCCCCTTCACCAGGTATGGACCAGTCGCCTCTTTCCAGCCACGACTCTCCCCCGCCTTCTTGCAGGCTTCCACCTGTACCTCAATGGACACCTTATCTGCGGTGGCTTGTGCTTCGGTTGAGACGGCTGCCCAAATAGCGAATCGGATCATGGTCTATACACCGTACATTCATGCGAGTGATCGCATTGATCATATTCGACCGATTTTATCTTTCCCATGCACTCGTAATCTCCCCAGGAAAGGCACAAAGGCTTACCAACAACCGGATCATTGGTCCGAATATCTAATTGCGGCTCAATGAACACTATTCCCAGATCGGTGGTTTGGAAACCCACAAAAGCATGCCCCGGGCTGCCATCGGTAAATTCTACGATTACGACCCAGGCTTTGATATCCTGCTTGTTGGCATTCTCGACCAGGGTTACTGAGAAGTCCAGGCAGTTATTAAAGTTGAGATCATACGTGTTACTGGAATTGATATTGGTAGTGTCTTTCTGTAAAAAACCATTCAATTCCATCCATGTTATCGGGTGGTAGGCAATCTCTGGTGTTGCTCGAGCCTTTGTTGGTTGAATACAAGAATGATAAAGAATACACTCTGTGGTTGGATCGCCAGTGGGCGAAATATAATTTGACAATGCACGAATCGGTGTCGGTGTTGGTGGGAATAAAGAAATCGAAATAAACTTCCAAGCACTTGTGCCGATCATGGATAACCCGCTGATGGCGACGATCACGGATGCGCAGGATAACCGGGATGAGATATTCCTACCACCCGATTTGATGCCAAGCAAAAGGATGAGGCCGCTAAATACGAGTAGGCAAATACCAGTAATTATTTCCATTCGATTACAAGAAATAGAGCAGGGGAACAAACAACAATACTACCAGGGTGGCATAGAGGGGAATTAATCGTGGGCGGTAATGTAAAAAACGCCAGCGTACACGCCAAAGAACACACCATCTATCCCATGTGTTTAGTCTTTCGAGCAATATCCTTATTTCCTTCTCGTTCATACCGCCCCAACTTTGCCTTGATGATATCCCGGATGTCTACAATTTCATGCTCTGGCAAACTGCGAAGATCATAAATGATTTCTTCTATCGTTTCGTCATCGTTTGGTTTACTCGGAGATCCACTGGCTGCCCGGTAAACTATTTCAGGGGGTAATCGGAGCGCCCTGGCAAATATCTCCAATGTTTCTGACCTGGGTTTCGTTCCCTTAAGTATCCGGCTGATGACACTTTCATGTTTCTGAGTCATCCTCGAAAACTCAGCGGGGGAGATTCCACGCTTATGTAATTCATTTTCCAACCATTCAGAAAAACTTGTCATTAAGCAAGATGTTAACATGAATACACTTCCTTGTGAGTTATGTAAAACTTCCCTATTGACAAGTCAGCGAAACGGACTATAATATTGCTAACAAGGAAGTTTTATTACCCAGTTAGCAAGGAGCACAAAATGGAAAATCAAAATCCTGTACTTGAGAAGATCCGGGCGATGGTCGCCGAAAAAGATAGCCAGGTGGAAGTTGCCAAGATACTTGAAATCTCTCCATCCTACCTAAATGACATCCTGAAAGAAAAACGAATGATCAGCGCCAGTATTGCTGCGAAGTTCGGCTTCTTCCGCGAAATGCACTATGTGCATATCCCGGTCCTTGGCACGTTGACCGGAAAAGGCGATGAGATCGGCGAACTCTTGAACAAGGAAGATTGACATGTCCTCCGAAGTTCTCTGCATTCTTGCAACCGCGTTGAAAACTTTCCTGGCCGAAAAGGCATACGCCCAACAGACACAGGAACGGTTGACGGTTCTTGAAGCAGCTGGACTCTCGTTTTCTCCTAACGAGATCGGCGGAGGTAGATGATGGCCAGAACTCTGAATGGCAACTACACCGGACGAGCAGCGTCCATCGAACGGCACGAGATCATGCAAGCGATCCGCGAAAACAGTTTTGAACGCCGATGGCAGGTAGCTCTCTGGCAATTGCAAGACCTTGATCCAGAGGGATGGGCAGCCTGGTACGACGCTCAATCCGTAAAGACCTGCGGAGAAATGCTTCCACTCATCGAAGAACGAATTAGTTTGATCCATAGTTCCATGGTAACCGGCGACGTTGACGAACTCAAACGGGTATCCCGGACCTGCCACCAGCAGATTAAGCCGGCTGCAGGATACAACCCGGATCATGTCGATATCCCGGTACGGTCTGACAGCCAATTTGCCGAGATAAAGCGGAAAATCGACCCCCTGGACGTGGCGATGATCGTCACCTTCATGGTCGTATTACTGGTGGCTCACCTTTACTTATAGCGAGACACCAAGAGCAAGAGGAGGAAACAATGATACCCGACGAGAAAAAATTGGAAGAAGAACGCGCTGAAGAAACAGACCGCCAGTCCGAAGCCCACTTGGAAAGATACGGGTATTGAGATGGACGACGCAACTCTGATGGACTACCAACAAGCGCAGTTCACGGTAGCGAAATACTGCTGCTCCCGGTGCTTCGGTCACCTGGTCATCCATCCATGCGGAGGCAACCTGGTCCATGTCCTATGCGGCTCCTGTGGCGAAAACACAAAAGGATACGTCTCGAAGCACTACGCGGAACAACGACGCCAGGAAAGCATGGGGGAACGCGTCGAAGCTGCTTATGTGCTGAGAAATGTGATCAAGTCTGCCCATGCTGGGAAGACTGAAACGCAACTGCTCAAAGAAATAGGGTACTGATCATGAAAGAGATACCGCTTTCGCAAGGGAAAGTAGCAATTGTTGACGACGATATGTTTGATTACCTGAACCAGTGGAAGTGGAGTTATTCTGGACACGGCTATGCGGAACGAAGAACGTGGCCTGAAAAGAAAAAAATATACATGCATCGTTTGATAGCGCAAACTCCGAACGGGATGGATACGGATCATATAAACCACGACAAATTGGACAACAGGAAAGAAAACCTGCGCATTTGTACAGCTTCTGAAAATATGGGTAATTCCAGTATCAAAGATGGACGGTTCAAAGGTGTGTCTTTCCACAAGTCTCTCAATAAATGGGAGGCGTATATCACAAAAAATTATGACCATAAACATCTTGGTCTTTTTCAATCTCCAGAAGAAGCTGCCCATGCCTATGACGCGGCGGCAAAGAAGTTCTTTGGCAATTTTGCCAAACTCAATTTTTCAGAATGAGGAGGAATATATGAGTCCAATAATCGGTTTATCAGATAGAGGTCTTGCTTTCCCGGAGATCGGAAGCATCCGAAAGGGCGCAAAGAAAACGGAGAACGCCCCAGGGAAAGACTTGCCGTACTTCAGATGCGACTTCGACGAGCGCGAGGTCGAGGCAATGGCGACATTCAAGAAACTTTATGGAGAACAACCCACAGATATAAATATTATCCTCCCCTTCAATACAATCGATCGGGTGTGGGACGCCTGGGAGGAGGCTTACGTGGCTGGAAGAATGGTCGCCCGGGCGGATGGTCAAAAGTTCTGGTATTTGACCGACTCAAAGACCGGTGACATCCTTGTAAAAAATGGCGTGGACATCGCAACTGGCAAGGATCGCCCCTACACCTCGGGCATGGTCGTTGGCACGGACTATCAGGGCAAAGCCATCAAATGCAAGGCCACTGGTCGCCTTAAGGTGGTTCTCCCCGAGTTACAGAGGCTGGCCTATTTGACAGTTTTGACCGGTTCTATGAACGATATCGCGAATATTTCGTCACAATTGCTTGCAATTCAGACGTTTTGTGCTGGTTTAGGCAAGGGATTAGGTGGAACTCCTCTAGTTTTGAGGCGAAGACCGCACGAAATCTCTTGTCCTGACCCCAAAAGCCCTGGTAAACGGGTAAGGCGCACCAAGTACCTACTGTCCGTCGAGGCAGATCCCCAGTTTGTTAAAGCAGCCCTTCTTGAGACAAAGAGATTAGCCCTCCCCGGCAACGGCTTGTCTCTCCCTGCACCCGAAAATCCCGTGGCTGGACCTGAATGGGAAGACATTGGTGAGGAAGATGAGGAAGAAGCGATCGAGGCTGAGGTCAGGGCGATCGAGGCTGAAGTAAAAATTGTTGACTCTACCGAAACGGCTGTGATTGAACCCAAAACTCCCGCGACTCGTCCATGGAGTGCGGTCCAGGTAAAGACTCGTATTCAAGAACTGGTCGCAGAGTATTCCAAGAAGAAGATTGCCATAACGGACGATGATCGACATGCCCTGGCCGCCGTTCTGGATACCACCCTGAATGGGCAGAAAGTTGACCGGTATTTACTGACCCGCTGGTTGCTGGATGCTGTTGATGGATCCACAAAGGGTATCGACCCAGCAGAGGTCAAGGCTCTTATGGTCTGGCAGGGCATCTCTAAATTCGGAGATATTCCATCGGATGAGGCGATCATCGAGACACGAACTGTATTGATGGAAGCGCAAAAAGCCGCTGGACAATCCATTCTGTTCTAGGAGGATGCACATGCTTACCAGCGAATTTAAGCCCTGCCCGTTCTGTGCGTCGACCAATCTTACCGGAGAGACTTCGATTGTCCCAGGAGATGTCCAGGTGCAGCAGGAAACTAACCGGATCGTCTGCCTGAACTGTGGCGCTCAAGGTCCGAATGAGTTGACCAAGGAAGGCGCCCTGAAAATGTGGAATATGCGCCGGCGAGAAGTTTTTACAGCCAGGAAGAATTGAGGAGGACACCATGACCGAAATACTTGATGACCTAGTTAGCCGACTGGCACAAGCCAGAATAGTTGAGGCAGAAGCAAAAGCCACGATGAAAGAACTTCTGGACGCCGCTAAAGCTCAAGATGTTTATTGTCAGGCTGGTTTATACGAAAAAAGGGCAATTGATGATGTCTTAAGCATCACCGAAGCAATTCGGAAAGAAGCCATTGACATCTTCTACATCGACGGTCCAAAAGACAAACACCCTCACGAAGCAGTCGAGATCAAGATGGTCAATACCGTCAAGATAGTTGACCCGGCGCTGGTAAAAGAATGGTGCATCCACAACTTTACCCCGGCATTGAAACTCGATGAAAAGATGGTCGAGAAACAGGCTATTGCTGGAAATATACCGAACGCCCTGGTCAATGTAACCCCAGAAGCGAAGGCATTTATCGCCTCCGACTTATCGAAATTTTTGAATGATCCAGACTGACCTCCTCAGCCTGTGTCAGGACCCCCGCCGTGTAAATACTCTGGACAGTATGGCATCGGGAAACCGAGCGGCGGGGGAGAACTCCTACCCTGAAATTAGTAGAAAGGTTTGAGATGAATAAGATCGCAGAATTACTTAATGCAAACGAGATCCATTCAATTGCCGATGTAATTGGAACGCTTCTTTCTTCTGGTGCAAAGACGGCTACCAAATACGTCAGTGAGAAGTTGACGATCCGGGCATCCCGCAGAATATATCGTTATAACGGCAAGCCGGGTAATGATATTGAAGTTGTTTTGACCATTGGTAAGCCGAATTTCGAGGCTCGTGAGTTCATCAAACTATGCAAAAAGGCCAAAGAGCCGTTCCCGGTAAAGAAGATACAGCTGAAATTCCCGCCGAAGAAATAGTACCAATTCCGCGCCGTGTCCCGACTAAAACCATCGAATACTTTTCGGGGTGAAGTAGATTTCGAGCGGCACGATTTGGAAGGACCGAGTAGGCAGATGAGGTAACAGCACAATGAGCAGCGAAAGAAGACATGCGAATCCGGGGAAGAAAGAACGGCAGGCTAGAAAACGCCATAGGCGTGGCTCCGTGTGGGTTTCCACTTGGGGCAGCGGTACGGCACCGTTGAAGGCTGGACGGAAACACATGTCTCGTATTGATCGCAAGCTATTCATGGCTGTGGCTAATGTCGAAAAGTCTGGGGCGGGAGACTCGTTATGAGTGCCGTCGCAACTCCCGCCCATTTTTTTGAAAGGATCGTCCATGAGCAAATACAACGCTCGCAAGACTGAGATTGACGGTTTTGTTTTCGATAGCCAGGCAGAGGGGCGAAGGTATTCTGAACTGCGTCTCCTGGAGAAAGCTGGCGAAGTCGTTGATCTGGAATTGCAGCCGAAATATAAGATCGTCATTCGCGGCAAGGATATTTGCACTTATATTGCAGATTTCCGTTATTCCTTGAAGCGTCCGGGTGGGTATGTCGAGGTAGTCGAGGACGTCAAAGGCTTCAGAACCGCCGTATATCGACTGAAGAAGAAATTGGTCGAAGCGACTTATGTGATTGAAATTACCGAGGTAACTGCATGACTATTATCTTGTGCATTCTAATCGTGATCGCCTGTGCGCTGCTGGTGGTGCTGGCTACATACGCGGCCGGACTGGTCGAACGCATCCTGGATGACCTGCTGGAACACCCGGAGAGATACACATGAAACCCACCAAGACGAAAGAAGGGCTGCTCCTCGTCCCTGGCCGGCTGGTGATCCTTCCTGCCATCAAGGACAAAAAGACCGCCGAAGTGAAGGCCGCTGAAATGGGTGCGATCGCATTTCACTATGAAAAATACTCCCAGAGACTTTATTACAAGGTGAAAGGTGCCAAATGACCAAACACAAATATCACTCGCTGCTCTTGTTCCATCTCGCCGGGATCTTGCTGGCAGTATTCTCCCCCAGGCGCATGAGGTGCTATTACCCGAGTTGTTTCTGTGCGCCTTACTCGGAGACGGTCGAGTATTACTGCTTCTCCAGGCACAACTGGATAAAGGATGGTGCCAAATGAGCTTCTTCGGCTGGTTTATCAGTCTGCTGGACGGATTCAAGGCGTGGCTCAAACCACGACCAGAGAAGAATAACGTTCCCTGGGAACCCCGGAAACACTGGGGCAACGGACATCACTTTATTCATTCAACGAAGTGCCACAAGAACAGATGCCGGCGGGCGAGCAGACAGATCGGATTCAAGGCAAAAAGATAAATATGGCAACCTACACCTGGATAAAGCTCTACATCGAATTGCTTGACGACCCGAAGGTTGGAATGATGCCTGATTGGTGTTTCAGGCGATTTATCCAATTCCTGCTCTATGCCAGGGAATACAACCAGGACGGCCTACTAGGACCCGTAAGCGACTTGGCGTGGCGATTGAGATCGTCTGACGACGATATGCTCACTGCGCTGCGCACCATGAGCGAAATCGGGATAGTGGCAGAGACGCCGGACGGCTGGCTGGTTGTGAACTTCGCAAAGAGACAAGCTCCTATGACCCCTACCGAAAGATCAAGGGAGTTTCAAAAACGTAATAGAAACGAAGTGAAAACGAAACGTTTTACAGATGAAAACGAAACTAAAACGGCAGCAGAAATCGACTCTTCCTCTACTTCTTCCTCTTTATCTTCTTCTGATTCTGTTTCTGAAGAGGGGGGTGTGGGGGGAGAAACAGAAAGCGTCTTCACGGCCTACGAACACAATATTGGCATGTTGACGCCGATGATCGGAGATGCCCTGAAGGACGCAGAGGCAACTTACGGACCTGTCTGGGTCTGTGCAGCCATCCAGGAAGCGGTCCAACACGAGGGAAGGTCGTGGGCATACTGCGATTCAATCCTGAAGCGCTGGAAGCGGGAAGGATTCAAAGCCCGGAAGTCCTCCAAGCAGATCCCCGAGGACGTATCCGAACACAACAGGCGAGTGATAGAGGAGCTGGCGAAATGATCACTCGTCCAGTCATGCGCTACCCAGGTGGAAAATATTCTCTGGCGAAGTGGGTGATATCTCACTTCCCGGCGCATGAAACCTACGTGGAGTTATTTGGGGGGGCTGCCAGTGTGTTGATGCGTAAGCCACGATCGGCGGGGGAAGTCTACAACGACTTGAATGGCGACGTGGTGAATGTGTTCCGGGTATTGCGAGATCCCGAACAAGCTGAAAAACTGGCGAAGCTTCTGACTTTGACGCCCTTTTCACACGAGGAGTATCGCCTTGCCTATGAAATCAGCGACGATCCTGTTGAGCGGGCCCGCCGGATGATATTCCGCTCATATTCTGGACACGGCTCCGATAGTGTAACTCGCCCTCATGCTGGTTTTCGTGGCCACCGAAACAAAGAGAGTGGCAGAACCGCCGCGTCAGAGTGGGTTACTTTTCCAGACGAAATAGTTGTCTTTACGGAGCGCCTTCAGGGTGTTTGCATTGAGCAACGAAATGCCATTGAACTCATTCCCTTGTGGAGCAGGCCGGATACTCTGTTTTATGCTGATCCGCCCTATCTGAAGTCCACCAGGTCAAGCTCCAGCGTCAAATACGCGTGCGAGATGGATATTGCTGGCCACATCCAATTGGCAGAGGTACTACACCAGGCAAATGGCATGATGATCGTGAGCGGTTATCCGTCCGAATTATATGACGACCTGTATGCCGGCTGGGCCTGTGTCCGCCATGCACACAAAGCGCAGACCGGAAAGCCATCAACGGAGTGTCTTTGGTTATCTCCGAATATTCAAACGACATTATTCTGATTTTGAGAGGTAAAAATGACCGAATCTATCGTAGACACCCTATTTGGACCTCGAACCATGACCGACGAGCAGATTTACGAATCTGCCAAACGTGAATGGCTGTCCGTCCTGATGCAGCTCTGGACCGCGATTGGTAAGCCAGTCGAGCCAGAGCGCCTGAAGGTTTACCGTGACCAGCTGAGCATCGTTCCCTTGGGGCTGCTGGAACTGGCGATCACCCGGGTCATGCAGGAGAACACCTGGAGCAACGTGCCGCCAGTGGGTACGATCTGGCAGGCGATACGGAAGATCCTCGGCAACCCGTATGACCTGACAGGTGAATTGTCTGTCTGGAGACCGATGCCGAGGTCGAGAGTGATGCAGGTGGAATTGATATGATCATCCACGGTAGTCGTGCCTGGTCACAAGGACGGCTCCATGTCGGGAAGGGTGAAAACCATTCCAGTAGTTGGAAACCACTGATCGACGATGGTTGCTATAACCCCGGGCAGCGGTTCTCTGATCATGACCTAGCGTATGGATCTCTTCATGGGAACTGGAGCGAAGGGATGCAGGTATACAACATTCGGACCCATAGTGTATTGACCTTCAACGGCACAGAATGGGTGAGTGCTACTGGAATAAAGAAGTTTTTTGGAATATTAGGCAAGGAACCGAAGAGGAGAAACCATGAGAATCGAAATTGATATGGCAAATGTGAAAGAAGACTCGCTGACCGAGTTCATTGTGTCGCTGGAGAATGTTATTCCAGGATGCAAGGTAGAAATAAGGGAAGTATTCTACCTGGACGTGGATGATCCGAAGGCGGCGGCTATTCTTCAGTCTTTATTCGGCGGGAAGGTGGAGAAGAAAGAAGGCGAGAAGAAGCACCGAAAGCATTTCCACTACACGGTTCTAACTGGTCCATTGGTTGGGAGAGAAATAACACCTCAAACCTTCAAAAAGATGTTCAAGAATGGCGAGATTGCTGCTGGAACTGTAGTAAAACACCCTACTATGGGTGAATTAGTGGTAAGACCAGATGGGTTACTCGTGGAAAATATAGCGTAAGGAGATTCAAAATGACCGCTCCCGAAGGCAAACCCTGGCTGTGTAAATCATGCGGTGCGACCCTGGGCTACTATTCCCGGAAACAGCAGAACGACTACCACATTGAGATATTATCCATAATGGCAGGTCCTAACCTGATCGAGCTGGACGGCCATGCGCGGATCACCTGTGCCTGCGGGAAGGTCCGGGAGTGGATGATCGGCGAGGAAGCCATGGAACGGCTGATCGAGATGGTTCGCGGTAGTTGATGATAGTTGAAATTGGCGTATAATAGAGATGCGTAGCTCCCTTTATGTGCGGGAGCGAACAGTCCGTCAGAGAACGCCTGGCATTGTGCCAGGCGTTTTTTCGTTAATCAGAAAAGGAGACCTGAAATGAATATCACCCTTGAAACAATTGAAGCGGGTATCGCACTGATTGTATTCCTATCAGTTGCCATCGAAAGGGGAGTGGAGCTGTTTCGCCCCTTGTTCTTGAAGATCGCCGATGCTGAATGGCAGAGTGTGGTAAAGATCGCTCTCGCCATGATCCTGGGTATCCTAGTGGCGGCATTGCTTCGGTTGGACTTCCTGACCACGGTGGGAATACCGATGTTCGGCGTCTGGGCTGGCTATGTGGCTGCAGGGGTCCTGGCGTCTGCTGGATCTGCTCCATGGCACGCGCTACTGGAATGGTTGAAGACCTTGAAGAATGACACCAAGACAGTCACGACCACCCTCAATGTAGCGGATAAAGAAACGGTGCAAAAAGTGACTGAAGTATCAAGTTTATCAACTACCCCGGTCGAACCAGTTCCGCCAGTAAGTCAATGATCGAGTTCTTTGCATACCTGCCGCCAATCCAGTCGGCCATCATGGTGGATGGGACCGGTGACAATCTGCAAGTCAAGATGAATATCCCCCTGAAGTTGTCACCGGATGGATTGCGGCTGGCAGGAATGACCGGGAAGAGACTGAAGGTCACGGTCGAAGTGGTGGAAGAGCAACCAGATAAACTCAAGAAGTGGTCGCCTCGAACAGGATCAGAGAATGGCACTGAATAACAAGAAAAAAGCATTCGCAGAAGCATACCTTCGCTCTTGGAACGCAACCCAAGCGGCGAAGGATGCTGGCTATTCTGAACGTAGTGCTTATTCACAAGGATCGCGCTTGTTGAACAATGCTGAGGTTCAAGCCTATATCCAAAAACGCCTGGGCGAATTGAAGATGTCAGCCGACGAGGTGTTATTGCTTCTTGCTGATCACGCTCATGCCAGTCTCAAACCTTTCACCAAGATCACCGAGGAAGGATTTGTATATTTTGACTTCAATCAACCAGGAGCACTCGAACATTTTCACCTGATCAAGAAGATAAAGAGCAAGCGAAGCCGGCGTTGGGAAGGTCGAGGTGACAATGCGGAAGCCTGGGAAGATGAGACGGTTGAGATAGAAGTTGTTGATTCTCAATCCGCTCTGGATAAATTGGGTAGACATCACAAGTTATTCAACGATGATCGTCCTCCGGTGGATGTACATTTCACCATCGAAGGACTGAAAGAAGTATTGGACAAGGCTTATGGTAGCGGTTCTAGTAGCTGACGAGAGCATAGAACGCCTGGCAATGGCCGCTAAAGAGGCTGGTTGTCCTCGCGACCAGACCGAAAAGTTCTTGAATGCCGGATACATTCCAATTGCCGGGTTCCTACCCTTCCATGCTGCTGCTCGTGAGGCCGATAAACCTGACGGTCCAGAGTGGATAGCCCTGGGTGGGAAACGTGGACCGGGTAAATCCCATGCAGCCATGGCACAGGCTGCTCTTGATGATTGCCAGCGGGTGCCGGGGTTGAAGGTTTTGTTCTTGCGCAAGGTCATGAAGACTGCCCAGGAGAGCATGGAAGACCTCGTTCGCCGTTTGTGCGCTCATGTCCCGCATAAACTGACTGCCAACGAGATCCTTTTTACAGACAATGGCAGTCGAATCCTTCTGGGTGGCTTCAAAGACGAGAGAGATATCGACAAGTATCTGGGTATTGAGTACGACGAGATCCTGGGCGAGGAAATCACTCAGCTCTCGGAGAAAAAGAAAGATGCCATTCGTGGGTCGCTACGAACCAGTAAACCGAACTGGAGACCACGGATATACCTGACCACCAATGCAGATGGACCCGGGCTGATGTGGTTCAAGAAGATGTTTGTCCTGCCGGCAAGAGCTGGAGCGCAGACGACCACTCGCTTTATCGACGTGACACACATTGCCAACCCGTTCATCAACCCGGAATATCAGATCTGGTTGGATGGACTGACTGGACCACTGCGAAAAGCCTGGCGGGATGGTGACTGGGATGCGTTCGCAGGGATGGCATTCCCGGACTGGAATCATGAGCGGCATATCATCAGGCCATTCGACATTCCAGATAGCTGGCCGAAGTGGAGAGCAACCGACTGGGGTTTTGCTTCTCCGTTCTGCACTCTCTGGTTCGCAAAGAACCCGGACACTCACCGGATATATGTCTACCGGGAGTATTACCAGGCTGAATTGACCGACAGGCAGCAGGCAGAGGCGATACTGTTCGCAACTCCACCGAACGAGAAAGCCATATTCTCTTACGCTGACCCATCCATGTGGGAGCGCAAGAACCAGGATGGCAAGATATTCTCGACCGCTGATGAGTACCAGAAAGCCGGCGTGATCCTGACCAAGGCAGATAACAACCGTCTGTCTGGAATGCGCAAGGTGCATAACATCCTGGCTGATCTGCCCGATGGTGACCCGGGATTACAGGTCTTTGACAACGTGGTTCACCTGATCGAGCAGATGGAAAGCCTGGCATGTGACAAGAATAACCCCGAGGACGTGGATACTGACCAGGAAGACCATTCCTTTGATACCTTGAAGTATGGATTGACCAACGAAAGCAGGGTCGTGGCTCCGGCTCCGAGGGTCAAGACGCATAACCCGATGGAAGTTGTTCTGGGATTGAGGAGATAAACCATGGCTAAACAATTAAAAACAGGTGCCGGGAGTTTTCAGGACGCAAAAGACCGGGCATCCAACCTGAAAGGACGCTCATCTGCCAGGGATGCGCAGATCGAAGAGAGTAGCTCGGCCTATTGGTTGGAATCGGCTGCACAGACCGAACGAGGCAGGGACCCGAAGTCAACCAAGAATATCGTCTCACCCACACCGCGTAACATGGTCGTGGGTGCAGTTCGTCTTATTACTGCTACTGACCCGGTATTTTCGGTTCTGACCGAGGAAAACGGCAAAGACCTGATGGAGAACCTGGCTAAAAAGATATGGTCAGTCTCCTCGTCCGTGAAGATGGCGAAGATCCACGTGGATGCGGCCAGGTCAGCGGTGCTGTGGTCTGACGTTCACCTGGTCGCCAAGTGCCTGGATGACATGCTGAAGATAAAAGGCATCCCTCCGGCTCGCAAGAACCGTCTGGAGCGCATTGCAGAGCAGACCCCTTACCTGATCGAGTGTGTTCCACCCAAGGGAGGGTATGCTGAATTGGACGATGACAGCGGATTGATCGCCTACCTGCGGGTCTACACCACGACCGGGACGAAACTTGCCAGCGAATACGGACGCAGCGACCTTTCTGCCGACCAGAATTACATCGTCAACGATTGGTATGACGAGACTTACCGCTATGTGTGGGTAGAGGGCGAGGATAAACCACTCATCGAAGGCGCTCATGGCCTGGACGAGATCCCTGTATCAGTGATGTTCTCTGACGGCACCGGACTATTTCCCGAAGAAGAGAAGAAACGCCAGCCATTCCTGTATTCTTACCTGAAGTCAGGACAATGGGAACTGGAAACATCGGTTCTCACTTCCCTATTCACATCCATGTTTGATCGTGGATCAGGTCCGCTGGTGGCAATTGACCCTGATTCGATCGCTGACGGGGCAGGTGTTGATGTCAATTTCTCTGGTGGACTGCGATATATGATAGGCAGAGCGCAATTGCTGGATGATAAGGTGTTCGACGTCAACCTGACCCGCGCTCTGGATATGCTCAACGGAATGGGAGCAGAGTCGACGATGTATCCCCAGGCATTGGGAGCGCCGGTAGGTGGATCTGCAACCGCATTCTCGACCGTTTCCTTGCTCTCCCAGGCTGGACGACTGCCGATGATAGCTCCTTCCGAAGCCGTGGCTGCGGCCATTGGCCAGATCATGTCGATCATCATGCGCCGCTGCAAGAAGGATGGAATTGCCACCAACTTCATCAAGGCGAATGATATCCCTGACAAATTCACTTTGACTGCTCGTCTGGACGTGAAACTGCCACAAGACCAGTTACGCAATGCACAGATCGGAGAGACATTGACCCAGGGTGACAATCCGATGGTTTCAAACGAATATGTGCGCCAGGAGATCATGGGGATCAACGACAGCACGGCTATGGAAAAGCAGATCGTCAAGGAGAAATACCAGGCGCTCAGGTTCGTCCAGATAGCACAGCAGATCATGCAGCAGATGCAAGGGCAGCCTATCAACGTGACTTCAGGTGGAGCAACTCCTCCAACTGGACCTGGTGGTGTATCTCCACAACAGGCAATGGCAGGGGCGGAGCAGATGCCTCAGACTGAACCGGTTCAACCAGGCGGGACAGGCAATCCTCCCCAGCAGCCGGCAGGAGGTGGATAGATGGACCAGCAGGACATGATCGATGCCATGCTTGAGGGCGAGGCTCAACTTCGTACCGCATTTCAATTGGCAGAGCAGGAATTTACAGCCAGCGATATGAAACGCCAGCTCGGACTGTTGTGGAACACACTACCACCCGATGCTAAGAATTACGTCAAGACGCAAAATCCTGACCAATATAAGCAGGTCAGCGATTTCCTACAATTGAAGTGAAAAGGAGAAAATATCATGAACGGACAAAAATGGATGCAACGAGGACAACCACAACCAAGAAACATACCCGCAACACCCGGGGCAGCTCAGATACCCGGTGCGCCAGGTGGAGCGCCGCAAGGCGACCCGATCAAGATCATCGAACAGGCTTTACTGAGCGATGATGCCTTCCTGATGAAATTCATTCAGCGGATAAGTCAGATCGCTCAGAGTGCGCAAGGTGGTGCAGGTGGACCGCCTCCTGGTGGACCTGCTGGTGGACCGCCTCCAGGAATGCCTGGGTAATGAATCGCATCCTTTTGGCATTGTTACTGATGACAATGCTATTCTCAAAAAGTGAGGTACTTATGGCTACAAATCAAAGTTTATTCCTTGCCACTCAAAAGGCGTCTCAGTCACAAAACTGGAAGAAGAATACCCAAAACCCAGTTCAGCCGCCATCCGTGCCGAGTTGGATGCAGAACATTTTGACCCCTCAACTGCCAGTGGCAAAGACCCAAAATCCACTCTTGCCAACCCTGAATCAGACCATGGCTCCATCCATGCCGAGTTGGATGCAGAATATCCTTGTTCCTCAGGTGCCGGTGGCCAAGACACAGAACCCACTGCTCACTATGCAACCAGCGACGTCTAATCCGCCAACGAGGACGACTGGTTACCCTGGCGTTCCCGGAAAAACGCCGACATTGATCACCAATCCAACTCCACCGCCCGACAAGGGTGAGAATCAGGATTACAACCTCGGCAAGGACTCTCAGCCATTCAAGGACTGGTATTCCTATGTCAATCCCACGACCGGGAAAAAGAACTCTGATTATTTTGATAATCTCAGTCCCGAGGAACAGGCTGCCCTGATCGATACGGTGAACCAGGCAGGAAAAACCACTGTCCCGGGATGGAATGATAGTGTTCTCCAAGATTCCGCAGATCAGTATTTCCAGATGCAGACCGAAGCTGCCAATGCTGCGTATAACGCTGCCCAGGCCGCCAAACAGTATTACGTGCCGACCAAGACTCTACCAGATAATTCCTCCCCATTCTCCAGCTCTTATGGATGGGGAAGCGGTGGCGGCGGCGGTGGCTATTCAAGTTACGTGCCGAACTGGTTGAGCAACCTGACAAACTGGAACATTTCCTAATAAGGAGTGGCTATGACCACACCATTACAAGGCGACCCGGATAAAACCCAGTCGATAGACCAAACCACGCCGTTACCAAACCCAACACCGGCGCAGCTAATTGCTATGCGAGGGCAGTATCATCCATCCCAGGGCAATAATCAACCCTGGACTCCTCCGTCTACACCTACCAAGTTCTCTGATACTGAATTTAAACAGTATGAGAATGACCTGAATAGAAGTAGCTCCTTCCAGAACTTGATAGGGGCGGCGAAATGGGAGCAGAATAAGCCCTCTGTGATCGCTTTGAGGCAATTGGGATATCTACCGACCGCATGGGAAGATCCCCGAACGGTGGTCAAGTATTACAACTTCCTGCAAACGGCTCCAAAAGGATGGAAACCACCGACCTGGCTCGATCCTGCTGCTGTCACTGAGGCTTATAAGTGGTTCGCTTTCCGTAATGGTGGCACTCCTCCGTCTCAATGGAAATTCCTACCAACCGATGACCCTGGCAGAAGCTGGTTGCAAAGTGTCCCGCAGCCACCTGATTACCTGAAGATGCCGACAGATCAATGGTATTCGGCAATGCCGGCCAATCCAACGGATGTCAGTCCAGATGTGGCTGCTCAACAAGCACAGGATCAGGCCGCTCTGGTTGCATCTGGTGGAACTAATCCGGTGCTGGACTGGTCGAAGGTCCCGGGCTGGCAGAAGGTCGCTTATTATGCTGCGTCCAATCCTGCTACTGCTCCATTGGTTCAGGGAGCGGCTCTGGCAATTCCCTCCCTCCTCACCGGAAATGTTCCGGGATTGTTAAGTGCAGCGGGAATAACAGTCTCGCAATATGCGGCCCAGACCAAGATACCTATCATCAAGGACGTTGGCAATGCGATCAACGTCGCTCTTATGTGGGGGATGCAGAAAGCCGAGCAAGCAATAGGAATGGCGAATCAATTATCCATTGCCATGCCGACCAATCAGGAACTGGAAAACGGAGGCGCAGGCAACGCACAATATCAGGCAGATATTCAAAAGAACAACGAAAGAATAAATAGCATTCTAAAAGATCCTCAAGCTGCCTGGAAGGCCAGTCAATTGTATTATGAAACATCTCTCGGTCAAACATCGGCCCAGAACATAGCTCCTTTTATTCAGTGGGTACTTACCCTTAAGAAACCAGTGATGGCTCAGTCCGGCCAGGTATGGGTATTACCTGAACCGATCTACGACACGAATGGCAACCTTACCGGTTGGAATTATCATCCCGATCCTGTGACCATCCCCTCTGGATATACACTTGAAGATGCCCGAAAACGTGTCTTGGCTGGAGAGAACCCGGACAAGGTAATGGCCGAGTTTCGCCAGGTTTATGGTTTCAGTGGTGCCTCAGGTGATTTGTTGGGGGATATGATCGCTAACCCGCTTACCTTACTTCCTAAAGCTGAAACGGGAGCGGCAAAAGGAATAATTGGTATTGCTGGAAAAATAGCTGAGACAAGCGGCAACGCCGATGCTGTGCTGGCCGCCGACCGTTGGGCTGCTGCTGGTCAAGTTTCCCAGGAAGGTTTATTTGGAAGGGGCGGATTACTTGATTCCTACAAGACACTTATTCGAAGCACGGTCCCAGTCGATGAACTGACCGCTTTTGACCGGTCTTTCCTTGGTCGAACAATCACGGGTCTAACACCCGAAGGAACGATCAAGGGATTTGATAATCCCATTAAACCAAACCTTCTCCAATACATCACCAATCTGACCCCCGACTCAAAGGCACGTGTCTGGCATCAATTCGTTCTGGAAAACTGGAAGACCATTGCCATCGAGAATGGCATGGATCCGGTTGAAACCACGCGCCTCTGGTCTGCTTACGCAAATGGAGATATGCAAACCCTGAAAGATGCTGGGGCAACCTACCTGATGTCACCGGAAGCCTATACAGTTCTGCCATCGGCGAAGTCATTCCTTCCTGAAGCCGTGGATCTGCTCACTGAATGGCAGACCAGCCAGGCTCCACGCGATACGGTCAACGGTCTATCTGCCATCCTGGAAGAGAAACCCGCTGATGTGGTCAAGGCATTCCTGGCAAAGGACCCGGAAACCGATTTCCAGCATTTGCAGGATAAAGCAGCGACCAGTGATACCCCGGAAGCGAAGCAATTCCTGGCTGATGTGCAGGCCGGTAAGATCACAGCCGAGACAATTGCCGATTCGATCAAGGTTTTCGAGGGTGGTAAGGTCGCTCTTGACCCGCAGGAATGGGCAACCAAGTTCATCAACGCATTATCCGATCATACCGGGGAATGGTTGAAGGATTTCTACGGCCTGAAACCAGATAGCGCCTTCTTCCAATCCCAACAACTGTTGAAATCGGTCCAATCCCTGCTTCTGCTCTCGCTCAGCCCTTCATACCCGGTCAACAACACGATAAACAACATCGTTACCCGCTCTGTTTCCGGTGTGGGTGGTTTTCTCCCAGACTGGAAGATAAAAGAGGTCATGGGTCGCTTCGGTTGGGTGGGTGACATGGCTCCGGAGCGGTTGCGCTCTGGTGTTGGAGCTGCTGCTGAGGGAATAGATACTGCCGGGCAATCCAGGCCAGGTGAGAATGTCATTCGGGATGCCATGACCGACAAGAATTTCCTTTCAATGGCCAAGCGTGCCATCAGCAATGTCAACAACAAGGTCGGTATCTTCTCGAAGATATCCCAGATGGTGGAACGATCCGAGAGCCAACAGGCATTTGCGATCGCTGCCGATAAGTTCTATGGACGTGTATGGCGTCAGGGTATTGGGTTCGATGCAATGCCGGCAAATCTCGACATGGCGCTCCGAAATATCGACCCATCCTATCCTGATCTGGTGAAGAATGCCATTGAAAGCGGGTATCGCTTCAAGGATATCCAGGACGCTCTCTCCAATGGTGCCACCAGCAGGAATATCTCGACTTACATCAATGATGCTGCTCAGAAACTCAACATGCAGCCAGCCGATGTTGCTGACGCTCTATCGACCGTGGGTGTCAAGGAATATCTTGAGTCGGAACTACCGAAGGCGAAAACCGATGCACAGATCCGGCAGGTGTTCGATAACACCGACAAGGTTTTCAACGACTATGTAGATCGAGTGCATGGGCAGAACCTGAGGGATTATGCCGGGAACGTGACCCAGAGACTTCAGTCCGAAGGATTTGCAGCCGTCAACGACCTGTGGACCGAGATGTTCTCTCGTGAAATGGACGTGAAAAACGTCTCTGACCTGGCATGGGACAAGGCGTATTCCGAGGCGAATGCCAATTGGGAGTATACCGACCTGCGCCGGCAAATACTTGGGACTGCTGCACAGGAAACACAGGCCAGGTATCGCCGATTCTACGAGTGGCAGGAAGCAACCCTGAAAGGTGTCATCGAGGGCATGGGGATGGATGATGCCACCCGCCGGGATTACCTGACGGATATGATCGACATTCACCAGAAGCGAGCCGATTTCTTCAAACTGAAGAGCGACGAGGTGCGCAAGTTCTTCAATACAGAGTTCCAGTCGAAGGAAGAACGCAATTCAGCCTGGTATTCACTGTTGGATGATCAGAACCGAAGATATGAAAAACTGATATCGGATGAGGGTGTAACCGCTCAAACGATGGATACCCGCCTTGAACAGTGGTTCGAGAAGACCTTCGGACCTGGTTCAGGTTCAGGGGTAAAGAATTGGCGAGCCGGACTGCGCTACCTGCTTGATCAGCGCGGTCGAATGGTGGTCGCCTTCCGTGATTCAATCAAAGATCTGGCACCAGAGGAAAGAGATGCAGCCTGGCAGCGATTCAAACCATCATACTTTGACTCTTTTGTTGGTGAGAAACGACTGGAAGCTCAAGGATTGGCAAAGATATGGACGGCAGTAACCGGTCAGGAAACCGTACCAGCCAAGATGAAGAACGTCATGGGATCTCAGCCAGAGACACCAGCCGAGGCAGCACCAACACCCATCACTCAACCACTGGCACAGGCAGAACTTATCACTCCTGAGGTCAGGCAGCAGGTCCAGGTAGCCAACAACGCAGCGGAGATGGCGTCCGAAAGTGTTCGACAGGTCGCCCAACAGCATGGCATCCCCACAGCAGACGAGAACGGGAAACCTATCCCGGGTGCAGACACACACCTTTTAAACGTGATCCGCAAGTATGGTGGTCCGGAAGCAAAGACCCTGGCCAGCATCGCAGATGCAACCCCTGAGATGGCGGATCGTGCCTTTGCCGAGCAAAAACGCGTCCAAGATATGCAGGTAACTCTCGACCAGGAGCTCGCGGCGCATAAAGCAATCCAGGAAGTTGTCCAGCAACCTGTCCAGGAAGTTGTCCAACCAGAAACCGCACCCGCACAGCCTGAACCAGCAGCGGTCATCGATCCGCTGGCACAGAAACAGGCCGATGTATTTGCTCTGATCAATAGAAAACCGCTGGCGGAGATGCCCGAGGTATTGCGTGAACCGTTACGGGCGACCTTGCAGGAAATGTCTGATGAATTTGGCAATGGTCGTGCCAAACGCAGCCTTCTGGATGTGATCAAGGCCAAGGGCGGTATCAATATCAAGGATCTCGCTGATGTGACCGGTGAGAACAAGGTGCAACGTGCCTGGGGCCCGGGATTATTCAGCAAGAACGGTCTTCCCATGGATACCATGGCATCTGAACTGGCAACCGAAGAGGGTTTCCCCATTGACCTGAACTCTCCGATGGACAATGGCGGCACCCGACAGTTGGTTGAACTGGTCAGGAGCGAACTGGCCGGCAATAAAACATTCAGCAGCCTCGACGAAGGGCAGCCGGATACCCTGCCGGACTGGTATAAGAACCTCAGTGGGGTTAAGAACAAACCCCAGAAGGTGCAGCAAACCATAAACTCCATCTTGAGCGGGACGGATAATGCCAGTGTGGGAATTGAACCATCTGCTACTGAAACGGCGATAAAGAGCGAGGCATTTGGTCGAATGGCAGACCTGGCAGCCGAAGATGGCACGATCGCTCAGGCAACTGGCTTCCCCTACGACGCCGGCAAGTTCACCAGTCAGGTGGACTATATTGCGCAAAGCATCAATGGTGCTTCTCTTCCGGACCTGCAAGCCATGAGTGATGCTCTGGATACTCTGACCGTCAAAGCACCGGTGGACCTCAACCCGGCTGCATTTGAACACTGGATGCAGGTAAAACAAGTTATCTCTGACCAGATGGACATTTTGGAGCAGAAGAATACCATCATCCAGGCACATACACAGGCTGAGCAGGTCGTTGCACAGGCTGAATTGCGATCACATATCGAGTGGAACAAGCAGGAAGTGGCTGACCATTTCCGCCAGGCAGGATTACCACCCGATCAGGCTGACGCCATGTCCGAGATGTTCGATGGTACGGCGAAGTGGTTCCAGAAAGAGACCGGTCGCAGCATGGCCGACTTCTACGATCTGGCTATTGAAGCCGTGAAGCATGGCACGCCAGAAGACCTGCAAGCATTGTTCGAGAAAGTGCGCGGTGGAAAGACGCAGTTCCAGAGCGAGAATGCCGCAGATTATTATCCGATGCACCCGAAGTATATAAACAATGGAAATGCAAAGATGCTTGGTGCCTGGGGAATCACCGAAGACGGTCAATTCCATTACGGCATCGGCATGGATCATCACGAACTGGTCATTCACGATGGACTGGCAACCCCAGGTGCATCTGATGTGGAAAAGATATTCGTGGAAAGAGGGCGATTCGGGACATTCAAGGACGACCCAAACACCCCGTTCATTGCTGCCTTTGATACTTCAGGCAAGGACTATGAATACGTCATCCAGCATTGGGACGAATTGACGACCGCCCTAAAAAGTATAGGTCTGGAGAAGAACCCTGTGTTCTATGGTGGGGAACAGGCGATGAAGTCAGACCCGTTCGCAGAATACGACAAAACGACCGGGATACTATTCCAGGCTGACAAGGTTTATCGTGCTGCCATTGACTTCACGGACAGCATGAAGGCGATCTACACCCTGTTCGATGATACGAACGCATCCAGCGCACCCCACGAGTTCGGTCATCACCTGCGAAGGATGCTTTATGCGGTCAGTGACATGACCGGCAGTCCAGAACTTGCCAGGGATATCCAGACAATTGAGGACTTTGCTGGCGTACAGGATGGCAAATGGACAACCGACAGCGAAGAGATGTTCGCAAAGGGCTTCGAGAAATACCTGGCAGAGGGTGTGGCACCTACGCCGGCCTTGACGCGTGTCTTCGAGAGCTTCAAGGGATGGTTGCTGGATGTCTATAAATCCATCACCGGCAGTAAGATCGACGTGCCGCTGAATGATGCAACCCGGCAGGTATTCGCAAAGATGCTGGGAGCGGATCAGCAGTCGATGATACCGGAAGAAGTGACACCGTTGCCACCGGCACCAGAACCCGGGTTTGGTTTTGCCGGCGAGAATGTTCAGGGCAATATGTTCGCCCCACAGCAATATGGACTTGGACTGAACGTGGCGAAGGTTGAAACGGCTGCACCCGAAGTAGCACCTGCACCAGTCCCGGAGCCAGGCAAGACCACACTCGATAACGGCGGTCGGATCATTAATACCGGCGATATTGTGAAGGTCCAGGATGGCGGCCAGGCCAGGGTGGATGGTGTCAGCTCGGATGGCACAATAATTATTGATGGAACCACTAATAATCCAAGAATCCTTCACTCCGATCAAGTTACCCGAGTCGCTGGACAGGAAAGCATGTTTGGAAACCCCGGCGAATTGGTAGATTTTGGAGACAAACTTGGTGGTGCGCGTAAGGATAAAGCGGCAGCAGCACAAGCGCAACTTGCCCAGGTAGCAGGAATTTCACCTGATGACCTGGCGAAGATGAAACTATCTGAAATATTCCCGAAGTCCGTCATTGACAACATCGAGGATGAAAGACTTGCTGCTCTTGCTCAGACAATACGCGACGTAATTCCATCAAAACCGCGTGACGCATATCGAATCAGGCGATGGGTAGAGCAGGTAAAGACCGTTCAGGGACTGATCGATATTGCCAACCAGCAGGGAGTCGATGAAGTGATGACTAGGATTCGAGCAAATCGATCCCTGGCCGGCGTTGCAGACAAAGTAGAACTGCTCCAACAGGTGTCAAGAGACCAATGGAGCCGTATTGGTAATGTACAAGACTATCCCAGAGCAGTGACGTACAAGGATGGACAACAGGTTCCTGCCCCCTTTGCTGCTGCAAAAGTGGATGGTGCAACCATCCATGCCGACAATCTTGAAGAACTGATAACAAAGGTCACAGAAAAACTTGGAACCGCAAAGCCAGAATCCACCATGAGATTTGAAGTACGTGGAAGTCTTGGCAAATATTTTATCAACAAGGCTGGTGATTCCCTGTACCGCAAACTGATGGAGTTTACTGATCCTAAAGAAGCCCTAGATTATCGTCAAAATCATTATGATGAACTGGTTTCTGCTTGGGAGAAGGTCAAGGAAAGCGACAATGTTCTGGAAACCGATGTCAGGCGAGCGGAGAACCAACCCAGAACCGGGCAGGATTATCGGCAGGGGAAGGATGCAACCCCGCAAATGTTCCTGGATACATTCGGGTTCCGTGGTGTTGAATTTGGCAACTGGGTAAGCCAGGGTGCCAACCTGAAAGAGCGCCAAGGGATGTTGAATGCGACCTATGATGCGCTCATGGACCTGTCGGATATAACCGGAGTACCACCCAAGGCACTCTCTCTGAATGGCGAACTTGGTCTTGGAATGGGTTCACGTGGTAGCGGTAGAGCATCAGCCCATTTTGAACCTGACGCCGTGGTGATCAACCTGACCAAGACACGCGGAGCTGGTGCCCTGGCACACGAATGGTTCCATGCGCTCGATAATTACTTCGCCAGAATGCGTGGCGATGAAAGATATATTACCAACAATCCAGAACCGAGTACCCCGGTTGAAGGGGTAAGACCCGAAATGGAGCAGAGTTTCGCTGAACTTGTGAAAGCATTGAATGATTCGCCCATGAAAAGCCGAGCGCAACTTCTTGACAAGGGTAAAGGAAGTGAAGGTTATTGGAGTAAGGTCGTAGAACGGGCTGCCCGTTCGTTCGAGAACTACGTCGTTTACAAAATGGGAGAGAACGGATACCAGAACGATTACCTCGCCAATGTAGCAACAATCGAGGAGTTTATACGAGACCCTGGACGATATCCTTATTTGCTGGACGAAGAACTGAAACCCGTTGCTGATGCCTTTGATAATCTATTTGGCAATATGCAAACAAAGCAAGGAGAAAACGGAAAGGTAACACTGTTCCAATCCGACAATAAGAAAGTCCTCTTCCAGGATGGCGGCGAGATCCCGACATTACCGGTCGGCGGATACGACCAGTCAGCACAAACATTCGATGAATCCGGCGCTCTGGACGAGATCTGGGGCGATAAAGTGCGCCCGATACTGGACGCCATGAAGGAAAGCGCCCTCAAACCGGAAAAGACGATGCTCGCTGAAAGTCTACCGGCAGATACGAAGGCACAGTTGGATGATTACATGCGCCAGATCAAGGGGCAGATAGCCACCGCCAACCATTACACGATGCGTTGGGCTGAAGGGATGCGAGATTATGCCCTGCTGCCCTACAACCGGCAGTATGGGTTCGATAAACTGCTCTCGGTGGGTGTTCCGTATGAGTTCTGGATGACAAGAACAATGGTCAATTCAGTCATTCGTTTCATGGATCGCCCGGCATGGTATTCCAACTATGTTCGGCTGAACCAGTTCCACAACACCTATGTCAACAACCTGCCGTCACGATTGAAGGACAAGTATTTCCTTCCGATGCCCTTCCTGCCGTCATGGGCTGGCAATGGTGTATGGATCAACCCACAGCAGCAGTTATTCCCGTTTGCCAACTTCCTGCAGCCGCTTCAGCAGATACAGACCGACCAGGATACACAGATACGAAATGCCGAGCGGGTGGTCCAGACCTGGCAGCAGGACGGTAAACTTACAGCAGACCAGGCATCGGCAGCCCTGGCGAACCATTCCGGGAGTGACTGGGAGAGAGCGGTTGCACAGGCAGCCCTTGAGAACAACGCTGAAAGCTCGACCGCCTTCGACTATATGTCCACCATCCTTTCCCCGGCGCTCTATGCGACCATCCCTTACTACCTGGCGACCCACAAGAAACTGACATCAGGCTCCTGGCCATCCGGTCAACTGCCGATCACTCGCTTTGGATCCGGGGTAAAAACCGCCCTGGCAGGGACCAGCCTCGAATGGTTGGGGAATATCGCGGGTGGACTGGCTGCTCCTGAAAATGCAGTAAGAAAAGTCTTGAAACTGAACGAATTTGGCGACTGGGGTGACTATTACACCGACCGGCAGCTTACCAACATGGCAGCTGACGGAACAATCTCATCAGACCAGGCACGTCAGGCCATGATCGAACGCAAGGGATCGCTCTATGACCAGGCAGTTACCCGGGTGAGACAGGAATTGATGTTGAAGACCCCGGAGATGGCACCCCTGTATGCGGCAGCTCATGGCGCGCAATTTGATGCGCTTCTTGCCCTGGCTCCATCTCTCTTCTCTGGCGGATTACTGCCAGAAGGGGAGATCATTGTCAACGGCGACAAGCAGGAATACAACAAAGCATGGGATGCCTACAATTCCGGCGATAAGAAAGCCATCACCAAGTTCTTTGACGCTCACCCGGAATATAATGCACGACTGGCGCTATATGACAATCCCGACGACCGGCTGAAGAACTTCATGATCAGCGAGATATGGGACCGGTATACCGCCCTGGGTGACACCTACAGACGACAGGCAAGGACGGTTCTTGGAGCAGACTTCTCCATCTTCCTTACCCCGAAAAATGGGGTGGACTTCCCGATCGACAAACTGGCAGCCTGGGCGCAAGCCCTGGGCGGAATGGCACCGACCCCGGCAGACAATACCCTGACCACCCCGGTAACTCCCGCCTATGAGACCGCGCAGAAGACCGGCGAGATCCAATGGTATCCGGAGGAAGTGGCAGCCGTGATGGATGATTACTACCAGCAGCGGGATCAGAAATTCCCGAACTGGTATGCAATCCAGACCGGTTATTACAGCCTGCCGGCCAGCGAACATTCGTCCTACCTGATGAGATTCCCTGAGTTGAAGAAATACTGGACGTGGAAAGACGCCTATCAAGCCAATTACCCTGGCATGGAACAATGGTTCTCCGGGACGGTCTACAAGAACACGGATACCAGCGCATGGCCGGCTGCATTGGTTCAGGCGATAACGGATTACGCCATGACCGGTGTAAAACTATCTAAGGGTGCTAAGGCACTCCTTGACACACTCTGGGTTTCGGCTGGAAGTCCATACGGAACATCACAGGCCTGGCTGGATTCGGATATCGCTCCCAGTGTTCTAAACTCAGCGATGCCAAATAACCAATTACCGCAGACGGAGCCAGTTGCAACGCCGTAAAATTGATGTATAATATCAGTAATTGAATATAGCGTAGCTCCGGGAACTTGCTGGAGCGCCCCCAATTTTGTCGGTGAACGCCCGATACCTTTGAATAGGTGTCGGGCGTTTTTTATTTTCTCAATTCATGAACGGAGGTACTTTACCATGCCCGAAGAAACGGTTTCAACGCAACCTGTTACGCCGGCCAGCGCAGCGGGTCAACCTTCAGGAACGGTCCTGGAGACGCCAAAGGAACCAACAATATCGGTCGATGAAATTCGACGGATCGCCAGGGAGGAATCCCTCCGAGCCAGCCAATCTTTGACCGACAAGGCAGAAGAACGGATCAAGAAACATCTTGAAACGCTGCAAGCAGCGAATGTCAAGGTGACGCCGGAGCAGGAGCAGGGATTGCGCTCCACCATTACCAAAGAAGTGATGGATGAAGCGCGTGGGCCGGCCAGCCCACAACCGGTTTCTGGCGGCGACAATCCGGTGATGCAGTTCGTGAGCAGCATCATGACAGAAGAAGGGGTTCAGATCGAGGACGGCGACCCTGAATTGGGCAATCTTACCAAGGCATTAGCCGACCCCAAGGCAACGCAGCACTCGATCCACAAAGCCCTGACCCAGGCCATTGATGCGAAACGTGAACGGCAGAATACCTCAAATGACAAAGCCAACCTGCGAGTTCCTGGCGGGAATGGCTCACCGGTCTCTTCCGATGACATCTCTGGAATAACCGATTCCGCCACCCTGTACATGCTGGGCGAAGAGAGGATCAGGAAGGGAAAAAAATAATCTAACCAAGGAGAATTACCATGGCAGTAGGATTGCAAGACATCATCAAGCAAAGCGCTTCCCCGATGCAGAAAGGGTTCATTTCTGACCTTCTGCGCTACTCGGACCTGCTTGCTTCCATTCCGTTCGATACCGTGGATGGGTTACAGGTCACCGCTCAGCGGTGGCAGACCCTCTCGGCAGCCGGTTTCCGCAAGCTCAACGGCGGATACACCGAAGGTACTGGCACCGTCGAAGACGTTGCTGAAACGCTGGCCCTTCTGGGTGGCGATATCAAGATCGACAAGGTGGGCGACAAGGTTGCCCCGCTGGTCGAAAAACCCCTCGTAACCCAGATGAAGATGAAAGCCAAGGCGGTTGCCTTCGCGTTCAATGATGCCTTCATCAACGGCGATCAGGGTTCCAACCCGGATACCTTCGAAGGACTCAAGAAACGTGTCGCCGGTGAACCCTCCCGCATGACCATCAATATCCAGGGGTCCACCGATTCCTTGAAGATATTCGCTAACACCGCGAACGAACTCGCTCTCCTGGATGCTCTGCACCAGGCGGTCAAGTACGTGGACGGCGCGACCCACATCTTCATGAACGAGAATACCTATATCAAATTCGGTACTCTCCTGCGCACGCTTGGCCTGGCCTACGATACGGTCAATATGTTCGACCGCAAGTATCCGTCCTTCGCTGGCATCCCGCTTGTGGATGTTGGTCTAAAGGGTGACAAGAGCACCGAGATCATCTTCAACACCGAAGATCCGGGCGACGCCGGCAACGATGCGACCAGCATCTACGTCGCACGCATGGACTCCGATGACGGCCTGCGCGGTATCCAGCTCAAGGGCATGGATATGCAAGTCTACGATCCCCTGAACGGCAACGAATCCGAGAGTGGGCCTCAGTACCTGCGCCGGATCGACTGGGCGGTTGGACTGATGAACATCTCCCAATACGCGGTCTGCCGCATCAGCAACATCAGGATGGCCGCCTCCTAAACGGCGAGCTAAAAGGAGAATTATCATGCGCGACGCTAACTTGATCTTTCACGACGGTACGAACTTCACCGCTACCGTGACCCCTACTTCTCTCACGCGCTCGGGCGGCTCTGCCGTCCTGGACGTGGGCAAGAGTGGGGTGCGCGGTCTGTGGGTATCCATTTCCCTGGCTGTTGCGATCGTTGGTTCCTCAGGGACCATCCTTTGCAACCTCCAATACGCCCCCGATGCTGCATTCGGCACGGCGGCCAACATTCGCTGGGGATTCCAATTCCCCTCACTGAACAACACGTCCTTCCCGGCGCTTGTTCCGTGGCGGATGTCCGTCCTGGCACAGAGTAACTTGCGCTACTGGCGCATTCTGATGACCACCGGCGGCACCGTGACCACCGAGACGTTGTATTCCTACATCGACTCCGGCGCTGAGCGGGACGACGTGGCGTAAGCCACATAACCTAGACTGGGGAGGGCGAAAGTCCTCCCCTTTCAACAAAAGAGGACACATGATCCGCTATAAAGCCTTTGCTCCTGCACGACAAACAAACGACCACGGTCAACAGGTCGGAGACCCTTGTTATTCTGGTAAGACCCTCGGCATTCGCTTCGAACGTGGTGTTGCCGTTTTCGATGACTTGACCGTCTCGCCCTTTATTGGTCTGACTGCCGCAGAGATAGCTCAAAAAATGCAAGCCGACTTTGGTTATACCGTCACGAAAATCGATGGTGAAACTGGGAAACCAATTTCAGAGAAACCTATCGAAGAGACGAAGGCAAAGAAGAAAGAACCTCAACCCGCGTAATCAATAGAGGCGGAGAAATGACCACTTGTGCGTATTGCGACGAGGAGTTTATACCAGGTCATTACGGTCCCCTTCAGAAGTATTGTGGTTCGAGATGTAGAAAAGATGCATACTATGCTGCCCACCCCGATAAACTAATAGATGTTGGACGCAGATATTACGCCTCTCATTGCGAAAAAGTAGCTATTTACCACCACAAATACTATGAAAGTCACCGCGAGATGGTAAAAACGAGAAATAAAAATTGGTTCGTTACTCACCCCGAAAACACAAAAATTCACCACCTTACTCGTCGTGCTCGAAAAGCCGAAGCAGAAGGAAACTTTACCGCCAAAGAATGGTTAGACCTTTGCGAACGAACTGGAAATAAATGTTTGTGTTGTGGGTCAACAGGTAAATTGACCGCCGATCATATCGTACCCCTTGCTAAGGGTGGAAGTAATTTCATCTCGAATATTCAACCTTTATGCGGATCGTGTAATGATCATAAAGGAACCCATAACTGGCGGTACATTGACTTTTAAGAAGAGGCTTCCATGGCTAAAAAGAAAAAGAACCCCATTGCCAAGATCACTGATTCAAGAGACCTCTACGCAATAGGCGAGAAGAAGATCGCCAGGAAGAACAAGATCCGCATCAATAAGAATGCAGCCAACTGGAAGGAATAAGGAGTAAATTCTCATGACCCAAGCAAACTCTTATATACCCATCATCAACCCGGATACAGGTGATACTGTTAAATTGCCCGTCACAATCAGCGCCGCTGGCGTACTTACCATTGCAGGCAATATCATCGGGAACATGACCGGCTTACTGGCTGCGGTTGCGCCAACCGTTGTCTCTGCCTCTTCCGGCGCCCTCGCCATCCCGACCATCGGCAATGGCTCTTTCTCGCTCACCTACGCTGGCGCAGGCGGATATACGCTTGTTAGACCTGCGGCTGTGGATGACGGAAAGATATTGACCATTGTTACCGAGGTCGCCCAAGCCCATGTCATTACCTGTTCAACGGACGGTTTCAACGCCAAAGGTTCTTCTGGCACAGCCACCTGGACGGCCGCTATTGGCAACTACCTCGTGCTGATGGCTCGCAATACTCACTGGTTTAACGTAGGCATTCTCGGCGTAGCCCTCGCATAATGAGTCGGTGATACCAATGACAACCCTTGCAGATATGACCCTCATCCTGGCAGAAGCGGTCTCTAAGCCTGTGCGCGGTGCAGCGACAGCAGGGACATCCACAACTCTGACCGATACTGCTATTCTGGTGCAGAATGCCGGCTTCTTTGACCGTGGTTCTCTCTGGATATTGTCCGGGACCTATGCCGGGGCGACCCGGCAGGTTTCCGGCTATTCTGAAAATAAGTTGACTTGGTTGACCGCCCTCGCCGGTGCGATTGTCGCCGGCGTGCGCTACGCTGTGGTAGATCCGGACTTCCCTTATGCAGAGATGGTGAAGGCCATCAATAATGCTCTGGAAGAAATAGGACCAGTATTGGCCACGGATGTCACCACGGCGATCGTTGCCACCCAGGCCACTTATACGTTGCCAACCGGGGTTTCGCAAATCAGACGAGTGCGTATCTTTGATACAACCGACGATACTACCGGTTATGACTCAACCCATTGGAGCGAAGAGGCTGGAAAATTGGTCTTTGACCCCGGTTGGCAACCCACTACCGCTGGCTGGTATCTCAAGCTTTATTACGCTGCTCCCCATCCTTACATTGCCCTTGACGCCGATATCATCAACTGGGGAGTGGACATTGAGCGCCTGAAATGGGTCTCGGTGGTCCACCTGCTCCGGTGGGGGCTGAGGCAATATGGCGACGATGAGCGCAAGATACCCCAGTTCCTTCAGGATGCCATGCAGCGCGCAGATGCCCTGGTAAGGCGCACCAACAAAGGTTTACCCAATGTAACGGTCCATACTGCGAGGTAGTCGAATGACCATCAAGGTATCCCCGACCGAACCCATCTCAAGCCGAACACACCACGTAAGCCTGACCGATCGGGCAGGAAACACACTGGGCCTTGTCCTGTGCGACGATAAGGGCAATCCCCGACCTGCGTTCACCCGCAACCCGGTAGATCGGACGTCCTTCCATACCTCGACCGGTTCGATGACCTACGGTGATTTTGACTATCCCTATACCCCGGTTGCGCAGGATAACTGGTCTGGAGGTCGAGGAAACCTTGACTTTGAGCGGGATACGGCCAGGTTCCTTGATTCGTTCCGGTTACGAACCGGCAAAGCGAACAAGGTCTTTCTCGGACCCCAGGAGCAATACACCAAGGGCTATCGGTCGCAGGATTATGCCGTGCCAAGGTCAGTGATCTGGCACACGTTGCTTTATGCCGGTGGGAACACGATCGCAAAAAGTTTCATTGGAACGGCGACCTACACCGCTGCAGAACTCTGGACGCTGCTCAGGCGGGTGGGAAGTCCAAACGCCCTGACGGTTTCCATCCTGAACGATAGTGCAGGATCGCCCGGAAGTGTGATTGCGACCACGACCGTCCCTTACACCCGCCTGAAGGATGTGTTGAGCGAATGGGTTATTTCGACTGTATCCGGTTCTCTGACCGCTACCACGACTTACTGGGTGAAAATCGCCGCCAATGCAGCCGACGACGACAATAATAACTGGCTGATCGCCTGTTCCAGCAATATCGGGACGACCAAATATTACAACGGATCGAGTTGGCTCTCCGCCAGTTATGACCTGTATTTCCACCTGGAAGATGCCACCAGTGATAAAACCGTATTTCCTTTCAAATACAAAGAGCAACAGTATGTGGCAGTCTCTCCATATTCCGGGACACCTCACGTTTACATGAATGGTGACCGGGGCGCAGCAGACCCCAATACAGGTCAACTCGGGACGCTGGCCGATGCGACAAAAAGCTGGAATATCAACCAGTGGGCGGGATGTGTTTGCGTCATCATCAACGGAACCGGCAGGACGGAAGACCGGGTTTACCGAACCATTGAGAGCAATTCCTCCACCATCTTGAATTTCCCCTCTGACCCATGGACGATCACCCAGGACACCACGACCGAATATGTCATCGTTGGCTCGGATACCTGGCAGGAAGTCGGCGCAGGGGCTTACGGTGGCACTCATGGTCTCACTGGACCTATAACCGATGTGCATGTCAACACTCTTGGGGTGGTCTATTTCTGCCAGGGTGATTCGGTCAACATCAAGAAACATCAGGAATACAACAACTCCGGGACGTGGACCGCTACGGACTGGTCAGATGACAGCACCAACAAAGCTGTTTTCATGGCATTATGCCCCCAGGCGAACAAGATCTGGAAAGCCAACAATTATGACGGTAGCACGAATGTCTCAGTGGATTTTGCTACCCCGGTGGTTTATGGGTCGAATATGTCTTTCAGTGGGACACCGAAGAACATAGGGGATAAATATATTCGGATCACCGGTCTTCAAACTTATTATGACGACAATACCGATGAGGCTCTTTGGGTGGGAAAGGAAGACCGCCCCTGGATCGTGCCAAACTCTGCCAATCCTTACCCGCTCTCGGTGAAGGAAATGGAGACGGTTCGAGGGTCGAAGAACTTCAAAGCCTCGCTGGTTCACAATGTTTATATGTATTTCAGCCTGATGGATGGACTGGAGCAGTATTACAGTGGCACTCTGACGGACATCGGACCTAACCTGGACGAAGGTTTCCCGGTCGGCAGGCAAGGACCGATCGTCTCAATGGTTGGTTATCCTGGCAAATACTTTATCGTGGTGGATGCCGGGGTAGGTGGTTATTCATCCATTCTTGACCGGGATGCTGGTGGGTGGCATGAACGCTACCGCGCTCCCCTCGGGCAGCGGATTCGCTCCATCTGGTTTCAGGTCATCCCCGGGCCTGCCCCCGATCGTCTCTGGTTCTACCAGGGGAATAACCTGATGTGGTTGCCGATGCCCTCGGATACCACCAACGAATTGAATGACCCAACCTATTTATTCACCCATGAAGGCGCATTGGAGTTCTCCCGGATGCACGCCGGGATGATGGATACTCTGAAATTGGTCCGACTACTGAAGTTGATGACCGACAATCTTACCGCTGGTAAGACATGGATCGAAGCCGATTACCGAGTGGATGTGGAAACCGCCTGGACGCCATTCCCTCAGGCATTCACCGATGACCCGGAACAGGCGGTCGCCCTCGAAGATGAGTTCGGCCTGGCGGGGAAAAGGATCTGCATTCGACTGCGCTTCTATACCACCGATTGCACGCAGACGCCGGTGTTACTGGCCTTTGTGCTGGAAGTGGTGAGCAGGATCACGGTCAAGCGCATGTATTCCCTGCCGGCACGGATAGCGGATAACGACGTGAACCTGCTCGGGCAGCCGGACGATATAAAGACCGCCGAAGAGAAACTTGCCCTTATTGATTCATGGACGAATGATGCTGCCAATAGCTTGTTGATGATGCACGCAGCTGACCCGTTATTTGACGGGCACCTGGTCTTTTTGCAGCCGACCGGGGAAAGATTGCAGGTTCAACCTGCGACCCCGGAAGATGACCGCCAGAAGCGCATGTATATCATAACTCTGGTCGCACAGGACGCGTAAATGAATGGCAAAGCGAAAACCAGTCTTTTACACTGGCAAGAAGATCGCCAAAGTGAAGGATGTCTGGGCGGTCAAGCCAAAGGTGGTCAAACCAAAACCTCAAATGGGATTGATCCACGGCAGGACACCGGGCAGCTCCCTGGAATGGAACGTGGCTCAGGCGCTGGACGCCCTGGGATGGAACTATCAGTATCAGTATTCCATCGCCGGGGGTTCGCAAGGACTGCCAGGTGGCCAGGTGTTGGACTTTCTCGTATATACGCCGGTCCTACCGACCCCGCTGAACGTCAACGGTCGCTACTGGCACACGGGCATTCATGCAGACCCGCTGGATGTTATGAAGATAAAAGGATTGATGCACAACCGGGTTCAAGACCCGCTGATCATCTGGGAAGAGAGCTGCCAGACGGTAGAACAAGCGACCGCATTCTTACGACAACATTTGGGTGCAAGGTGATGCTATGACCACAACTATCAAAATAACACTTCCGTATCATCGTGACTGGAATATCTACCAGGGGCAGTCGTGGAATCGCTGGTTTATCTATAAGGATTCCAACGGAAGTCCTATCGACCTGACCGGCTGGACCGCCAAGATGGATATTCGCCTGAAGAAGGGTGGGGATCTGGTTCTCAGCCTTACGACCGGTTCGGGCATTACCAATGGTGGGTCGAATGGGACAATAACCTTTGCCCTGACCATCGTACAGACTACCACCCTAAAAGGGTCGATGGTCTATGACCTGTTCCTGACCAATGCCGGTGCAACTTTGGCAGTACCCATCCTTACCGGAAATCTGATTATCACACAGAGGGTATCGCAATGAGCGGCGGAGCGATCATCGAATTGCATGATGAGGTTACCAACCTGAGTGTTGTTGAACAGGTGGTGGAAGTCATCGAAATAGCCGATTTTGCCACGGCGACGGACAAGATAGCGGCTTCCCTGGCGACTGCCGAAGGGCAAATACCAGTAAGCCTGGGGGAATCGAACTGGAGCAAAGTAACTGCTCCTGTCTCAACCGGCCTGGTATTACAGAGCGATTTGGGGGTAGGCGGTAAGGTGAAATGGGGAACTCCTCCTGGTCAAACCATTGCTTCGCAAATCATCTTATTCGGACCGAGCATGATCTATCCGGTAACCAACCCGGCTGTGCAAGGTTCGAAGATAGAAATGGCTACGAACAAGCAGGTATTAAATTCATACCCATCCTTCACGAATGGTGTGAACTTATATGGTCAATTTGATTTTGTCATGCCGGGTGATTGGAACGCGAGCACATTCACGTATGAATTTTTCTGGACCTGTGCGACCGCTAGTGGCAACAACGTGATATGGGGTTTACAGGCTCAGTGTTATGCCCCTGGCGATGCCATTGATCGGGCATGGGGGACTACGATTGAAACCACGACCGCGAATACCAATGCTGCTTATGCCGAAACAAAAAGCGCAGTATCAGGAGCGGTAACTCCATCTGGAACACTGGTGGCGGGTTATTCCATGCGCGCTCAAATCTACCGCAAAGGTGCTTCTGATAGCTTGGCTTATCCTGTCCTGCTCAAGGCGGTTCGGTTGAATTACACGAGGGCATAATGGCAAATGCCTCTTACGATACCTATTCCGAGGTGAGTGGATCTGGAACCAGTTATTCTGGAAATTTTACTGTCACTCGGAATGGGTCTTATCAAGCCGGTCTGAATGTAATCCTTCATTTCAATGCCAACCCTGGATCAGTAACCGCCCCGACCTATGGAACAAAAGCAATGACTTACCGGGCTGGAGGAAATAGTGGTCTTGCTTACTGCTATATATATTCACTTGATAATTCCCCTGTTGGTTTAAATACCCTATCCGTTTCGTGGACGAATAGCGTCAACTATTGGATTTCAATCGTGAGTCTTGGGGCGACTGATGGATATGACAATGCAAACCAATTGGGTTTTTCTGATGGTGGCGCAAATAACTGGAAAGCTGTCGCAGTCACATCTCAGACCGGAGGACTTGTAGTCGGTGGAATAACCGGGAAAGATGCATGGATTGATAACGATACTGGAACACGCCTGAAACTTGACAGCACAAGAAGTGTCCAATATTACGCAGGAGCAGCTAGTGTCTCTGTATCTTGGCACATTACATATAACGGAAATACTCAACTCGGAGAATTGGTCGGTGTCTCTTGGAAACCTGCAACGCTTACAGTAGCAACTGGAATACCTGTAGCTATGACACCATTTATGATGATTTAAGGAGAAACAACATGGGAATACAGCATTTTGACCCCACTAAAGTCAATGGCACGGATGTCTCTCGTTGGGATGACGCTCCTTCCACCCCTCAACACGTGAATTTCATCCGTATGAAGAATGCCGGCGCGGCCTTTGTCGGAATCAAGACCAGCCAGGCGAAGTATCTCGACCAGGATTTTGTCCTCAACTGGCACACTGCAAAACTGGGAGGTCTCTACCGGCTGCCTTACCATTATCTGGATTGGACAGCAACCGGCAAAGAGCAGGGACAATTCGCTGCAGGCGTCCTGAAGGCTGACCCGGGCGAGATTCCCTTCTGTGTGGACTTCGAGGAGCGCCACAATGTGCCTTCAGTCGCAGTAGCACGGCAAGCATTGGCAGACTGCCTGACCGAAGCAAAGCCTCTTTATCCTGGCAAGAAACTCATCATCTACACCACGCCGAGTTACTGGGCTGAATTTGGCTCGCCTGACCCGTGGTGGTTGCAGTTTGACTTGTGGATCGCCAACGTAGATATCAGCAAACCCTGGATCCCGAAGCCGTGGACAACCTATAAATTCTGGCAGTGGACATGGCACGGTGACGGCATCGCC